AACGAATTATGTGGTAGACAAGGTAAAGGAAGAATAAAAAGAGGATGTATCAATTTTGACACACCCTCTCTTTTGAAGTGTGAAATAGTGGGTTTTATAATATAGTGATAGTTAGATAGTTAGCTTAAAGCGGCGCTTATAAAGAATATTTACATTTCTATTTTTTCTTTTTCGTACAATTGTAGGCTAGTATTTTTATTTTTCTTGTTGTTAGAAAACAATACTCCTGCTGTATGACATTTGTGTAAATGATGGTTATAAGTTTATTTCTCTCGCTTTAATTGTTCAACCCCTGTCCAGATGGTATGCTCAAATTTAGCCATTGAACTGGCACGATAATGGCTTATCCACGTGTCAGTATTGCTTCGAATATTTATTTCTATCGTACAGAGAACATCGTCTTCTGTTGTTGTTTGTGGTGCATCTTTTTGAAAATAAGTATCTGAATAGTTTTCTTTATTATCGGTAGTGTCTATAGGAACATTAGATAAACGGAAAAAATCGGTAGAGCTTGAAAAGTCTAATTCGCCTTTTTCACTGATAGTAGCCGATTGTTTTTGATATACTTCGTCCTTGTTTGTACCATCAAGCGGTGGTCCAGAAACATATTGTCCTACTGCAAAAGGCTGACAATATGCAAGTGTGAACGCTTTGAAACCAGGACAAAGAACGTCTATCTCTTCGAAAAGCGAATTGCCATCGCCAAACTGTTCCATTGTCTGGCGCATTGTTTCGTCTAATGTTGGTAAGTTGTTATCTAACTGTTCGGCAATCTTACTACTACTGATTATTGCGTTCCAAAGACTTGTTCCTATTTCTTTTATAATTTCTCGCTTGTTGTTTATTATCAAGCTGCTCATATCTTTGGGAAACGTAATAATGGGTTTTACTCTTTGTAAAGCCCGTGTAATAATTTCTATTATTCTACGTTCCTGCTCAGTTAGTTCGTTTATTATGTTGCACGGCTTCGTAATGTCGAGTTCCATCGTATAAGTATAGTTGGTACACTCTATTACTTTCAGCGTGAATGTATTTTTGTATACTTCTCCAGGTTTGGCATTTTCAAAAATGTTATTCATGTTATCAGCCTGCAATAGCTGGTATCCGTTAATTTGGTTGTTCGTTGTTCCGTCTGCAATATTCTTGCAAACAACGTTGTAATTGTATTCGTATTTGACGCATTGCCCCTTCTGAAAGTATGGTTGATAGGTCTGTTGGGGTTGCGCTGTTGCTCCTATGAAAGTGTATATGACAGGTAAAAGTGTTATGATTCTTTTCATATTAAAGACTTGGAACTAAGAACGGCCCCTCCTTCAGAGGACTCCTCTTTGTCTGGTTATTTTTTGTTTATAAAGCAAAAATAGGCAAAAGTTTCTTTTAGAGCAAAATAAAGGCAATGTTTTGACTTTTATTATAGAAAAGAAAAAACTTACAACAAGTCTTTATTATTGCGAAAATTATTTTATAAACCTTTCGTTAGCATGTTGTTATGAGGATTATTTTTATTTGTTAAAACGCTTGAAGTTTTGAGAAATAAAGGATAAATGGGAGCAATATTTGTGTCTTTTTCTGTTTAGTTGAGAATAGTAGTTCGATGTGATAATGGTTTATTTATTTTGTGAAGAGATAAACCAAGTGGAAGGATAAATACTTATTTAGTGATCAGGATAATAGTTGCCCAATTATGCTTCGTAGGTAAGGAAATAATAGAATGATAGTACTTGTGTTTTTTTTACATCTTTCTTGTACTCCTTTCATCTATGAAGTGTTAGTTGATTGTTTTTCTTATGAACTCTAAAAAAGCGTTTCTTAAAAGTGAAAAAACAATACATTCTTTATTTTTATTAGCACAAAAGTTGAACAATAATTTAATTGACTTTGCTGTAATAATAGCTTTATCTTAGCTTTTATTATGAGTTTGTATTGCAAATATTATAGTCATAATGATAGGGGATTGTGTTAAAATAAAGCAAAAAGATGTAAAATACAAGATTATATTGTAATATGTTCAGTTTAAAATAAGTGATGGTAATGTGGTTTAAATGTATGGTTAAAATAGATTTGTCATGCAATTATTGGTGAAAAATGTAAGGTTGAAAGCATAAAAAAAGCCTTGATTGATATCACATCAATCAAGGTTCCAATACTAAAACTAAATTAACCACTAAAAAAACTGATACAAAGGTAATGATTATATTTCATACTACCAAATATTTTCAGTACTTTTTTGTTTATTTTTTTGCTGTATAAGATAAAGGTTTCACCTTTAAGGCAATGTGTTGGTACTTTTAATGCTAATAAAAAACGAATTATGTAAAATATTATACCACCTGAATGGTGATCTTGAATATCAAAAATAGCAAAGAAAATGATAGGAGATAGATGAGTACAACGCATTGAATGTATCTACTCAATACGTTGGAAATTTTAGTATAAGACTTTTAGAGTGTTAGCCTAGCACTACATCTAGGGACATCATGAGGGCGAAACCTATGGCAAAGCCAATAGTTGAAAGGTTAGAATGTTCGCCTTCTGATGCTTCAGGAATAAGTTCTTCTATAACCACATAGAACATGGCGCCAGCTGCAAAGCTTAATAAATAGGGGAGGGCTGGTGTTATTGTACTTGCCAAAAGGATAACAAGTAGACCACCAATAGGTTCTACTATTCCGCTAAGAGAACCGATAATAAATGATTTTATTCGTGAATTTCCAGCTTCCCTCATAGGCATAGAGATGATAGCGCCTTCTGGTATGTTCTGAATGGCAATACCAATAGCCATCGCCATGGCCGCAGCTGTAGAGATTGCGCTTCCCGTTTGTAAAGCTCCAGCAAGTACAACACCTACAGCCATACCTTCAGGAAGGTTGTGAATAGTAACTGCAAAAGTAAGCATCGCAGTACGGCTAAGTTTAGTACGTGGTCCTTCAGGTTTGTTGCTGCCTATATGTAGGTGAGGTGTAATGTAGTCAATAAGCAGTAGGAAAGCCATGCCTAAGAGGAAACCCACCAATGCTGGAATGATGCGCATGCGACCTTGGTCTTCCCACATATCCATTGATGGAATGATAAGCGACCATATAGAAGCTGCCACCATAACACCAGAAGCAAAGCCCAATAAAGCTTTTTGCAATCGGGCAGGCATTTCTTTGCGCATGAAAAACACAAATCCAGAACCTAAAACAGTTCCAAAAAGCGGTATTAAAAGGCCTAATATTGTTCCAGTCATTTTTCTTCCTTTCTTAATTCTTAGTTTTTTAGAAACTATTACGTCCGTTTTTAGTCTTGCATCTTCGTTAATTTCCGCCCTGTGTCCCATAGCAAGTTTCTTGCCCAATGGGCAGCTATCAGTGCAGAAACGATAGCGATTGCAGCATCAATCCATAGAATGTTCCATAGCATAGCGCACACAATGCCAACTACGATGCCAACTTTTGCCAAAATATCGGATAGTAAATGCAGATATACAGCACGACTATTGTAGTCGGAGTCACCTTTCTTATCGTACATTACATATACGCAGATAATGTTTGCCACCAATCCTATAATAGCTGTTATGATAGCAACGTTGTGGTTTGTTATGTGTTCATCGTGCCCATTTAAGCGTTCGACAGCTTCAATAACTATGAAAATGGCCGTAGCAAGTAGAAAAATTCCACTTGTAAAAGCCGATAGACTAAGTATCTTTTGCGTGTCATAGCTTTCTGAATGCTTATTTTGCAGACGGCGTACCAAGAGATATGCAGCCCAATTTAAACCGAAAATAAGTTCATGAGATATGAGATGAATAGCATCAGCCAAGAGTGCCATAGAATGGGAAGTAATGCCAACTACCGCTTCTATAGCTACAATTAACAACGTAAAGAGCACTACAAAGCGCACACGTTTCTCTTGTTTGATGGTTTCTATATATTCAGTTTTCAATTTGTTTATTCTATCTTTAATAGTTTTTGATGTACTTTCTCGTTACAGTGATAGTTCTTTTCTATCGAGCAATGAATATTCTTTCTGTTCTATTCTTTGTCAATAGCACCGAAATACTGCAATGCATTCCATATACCATCTTCGTCTACAGATGTTGTAACGTAATCGGCAACGGCTTTTACTTCATCGTTGGCATTGCCCATAGCTACTCCGATACCAGCTGCTTTCAATATTGAAAGGTCATTTCCACCATCACCGAAGGCTATACAATCTGCAATATCAATACCTAATCGTGTCGCGACAGTAGTAAGCGCGTTGCCTTTATTGGCTTCTTTCATGGTAATATCGGTAAATTCTGGGTGCCATCGTGCTGAAACACAATGTGGCATATATGGCATAATAACATCTTCATCAGCTTGTTTAAAGAAAGGTGTCAGTTGCAGAATGGGTTGACCTTTAAGATCAGCAATAGTTCTACTTTCATCTATATTGTTTACGCCGAGGTCGTTCACGAAGATATCCGTAAATACCTTTTTATAATTGTGTATTACCACTTGTCTTTTTCCACACGCTAATAAGCAGTAGTCGCGGCGTTCAGCATCTGTAATCATTGTTTGTACATCAGCTTCTGGAATAGGCGTGCATACAAACTCTTGAGTACCCATAAAGCAGTAAGCACCATTAAAGGTGATGTACCCGTCAACAAGTTTTTCAATATCTGCTATGTTGTTGATAATAGCAACGGGACGTCCAGTCGCAATAAATATTTTAATACCTTTGCGCTTTGCCTCTGTTATAGCATTGATAGTTGATTGTGGGATTTTATGAGTTTTAAACGAAACAAGTGTACCGTCTATATCGAAAAATGCTGCTTTAATTGCCATATACTATCCTTTTACGGGTGCAAAGGTACTAAAAGATTTTGTTATATAAGTGTGATAAAGAAAAATACCGATAAATGGGGAGAGCAAGGAATAATAAACCTATTACTTTAAACTTATATTTATATGGCATATTCTATCATAATAAATAAAACCGCTAAAGGAAGAAGTTTATTAAGAATAAGTTATAATTATAATTCGCCAAAAATATAATTATAATTCACCGAAAATATAATTACTATTTTTTAATTTATAATTAAAACTGCAAGGACTTATAATTACGAAGTTGTAGTTTTGAATTTTGGCTCTTATTTTCTTTGCTGTTTTACTTATTTTATAGTCTTCTTTCTGGAGCTTATTGTCTTCTAAAATTTCCCCGTTTTAAAGAATAATATTTCAGAAGAAGTGAGCTTATCCTATTTTACAACTAAAAAATAAATCAATCGGTTATATTAACAACCTATCTTAAAACAAATTCTACTTTTATTCTACAAATATTGTGGAAACTTACTTCTTAAAAGCTAAACAGTTCAATCTCTTTTCAGAAGAACAACCCTATTGGGTATAAAAACAGTTGCCTCGTCTCCAATAGTTTCAAATACCCATAAACTTTTCCAATGTTTATCTTTCCAACAATGTTTTTTGAGTTTTCTGAATAAAGATTGTACTTTGCTTTTAAATTCAGGAAACTCATTACTTGCAAAATAGACTAAACGCCCTTCTACATATATATTTTCATCTCTATTTTTTGAAGGAGTGTACTCTAAAATAGGACTAATATACTTACTTACAAATCTGTCTTCATCTATTATAAGCTCTTTCTCTTTAATAGATGTTAGCAATAGCCTTTTACCTACAAATGGTGTAAAATCAGATATATTTTCAATGGAACATTCAAGGGGCTCTTTATTATTTTCCCAATACTCCCTTATATAAAGAGAACCAAAACAATTTAAGAGTTCTTGTTTTATAATTTGCTCTCCCTTTTCATTTGCAAAGTAATTGAATTGTATTGAGCTCATAATTAACTATAACTGTTTTTTTTAATTTTCTTCTTGTTCTTTTTAACTTTCTGCATTACTTAGGTACTATAAGGTTACACATTATTTTTATAACATAAGGGGGGTAAAACGAAATGTGTAAATACAATAGTTAGGTTGACGTGATTAGATTGTTTGTTTATCAGAGAGTTACCGAATATTAGAGGGTGAACGGAGCGTAAAACGAAATGTTACAAGCGTGTTACATTTGCGTTACATTCGATGAGCGTTTGAACGGTGTTTGAGAGAATAATGTTACATAGGAGGGTAAATGGGGCGATTTGGGACGTTTTAATCCTGAGTGTGGGTACTTAATAGTGTAAGGGTTTTGACGGCGACAAAAGCGAAGCAAATAGCTGTGACAGGGTTGTTTTATGTGTAACTTGATGAGGTAGGCTATTTACAGCTTACCTTTTATTTTACGCAATTATTAAAATATTATATACTTAAAATATCGTATATAGTAACTATTTTGTATATTTGCAAACAAAAAGAGATAACTATGACAAAGGTAATACACGTACAATTGATGAAAGGGAGGAAGAATTATTACTTTGGCTCAATTCCTGCGATTTACAGCGTTTTGACGGCTGAAGATATAGGTATTAAGCAAAGTTCGCTGGAGCGTGTAGGATTGAGCAAGGGAGGGGTTGTTCTGAACAAAAAGGCTTGTATCAGAGCTGGTGAGCTTATACGCTCAAAGGTGACAAGATAAGGGTATGTATAAACAGCTAAAACGCTGATTGAACGATAGTTGAACAGCTTTCAATACGTTTCTGAACGGTTGAAAGCCGTTTTCTTTATTTTATTGGGTTGTAAAGATGTATTTTTAAGGTAAAAAATGGCTTTGGAGTGACATTAGGGGTGACGATTGGAGTGACAGTGTAAAACGAAATGTGTAAAGAGGGGTGACATTAGGGGTGACACTTTTTTTATGTTTTTGACCACATTCACCCCCCTAATAAAGACGAAAAAAAGCGGATAGACCCTATTTTTAATCATTTACCCCCCCATTTATTCCGTATAAGGAGGGGTATAATATCATATCTCGTTAATAGACATATTGTCGGATTTCCTTTATTTTTAAGGTTTTCAACGCCTTTTCTATGGGTTGGATAATACAAAAGCGTGCGTGTGCCTATTTATGCAAAGAGCTACTGGTCGTTGACTGCTTCTTCTATCTGCTCATTGAGCCTCTGAATGGCAATGAAGTTTACAATATAGTAGATGATAGACACAATAATAGTAACAAGCGTAAGAACATCTATTCTATATGTAAAGTTTTGAATAGTTATAGTTGTTTTGTATAGAGAGGCTATATAAAATAAAGAGGTGAATAAGAATTGGTAAATAAAATAGTTTCTTACCTTCTTCATGTTTCTCCTAATGCGATTGCGTATTGTTCTATTTTTTATCCCAGAGGTATTAGAGGTTACAGACAGACTCATACCAATGGAGAACATAATTCCAGCTACGGTGAATAATGTGTTAAGAGTAGTATTGCTCACGGTGAAAGCTGGCACGAAATAAGAAATCATGCCAGCTAAAATAATAGCCAATATGCTACTCCAAAATATTTTCATTTTTGTTTTTTGAGCTTATTGATTACATATTCCATCTGTCCGTATAACTGCGGCTCACTTAAAAGACCTGTTCCTGTGGTTTCTATCTCAAATGTCTCAACGTATTCTACGTCTCCGAGTTTTACTTGTCCTTCCTTAGTGTTAAGAGAAACGGTGCTGGTGTCCACAATGTTGTTGATGATATTACCAATCTGGGTCTCGTAGTCTTCCTTCGTTTCCGGACTCTTTGCAAATTTAAGCAAAATATCTATAGTAATAGCATCATTATTGATAATATCATCTATATCTTTCACATCATTAAACAGTTCAGAACTTAGAAGTTGTTTTTTTATGTTTCGGAATTTTTTGATAATAGTGCTTTCCTGATCATTTACCTTCTTTTGTGGTCGTGGAGCTTGAAACTGAATCCCCTTTACCTTATTATAATTTAGAATCTCCTGTTTCTTGATAATAGGTAATATACAATATGGCTCATCTGCTATTTCATTCTGCAGTAGCCAATTAAGGTATGTTTGAAATGATGTAATCTTTTGAGAGCCTCTAAGGTTCGTTACAAGATAATCTTCAGAGATAGCAAAGTAGTATAGGTATTTTACGAGTAAGTTCTTACCGTTTGCCATCTGTAAATCTGCAATAACAATATTTGGCTTGTTGAGCATATCATCCGTCATGTTTGGAGTGTTTTCTGCAATGGTTGTACGCACTACCGCTCCTATAAGCACACCATTAGGAGTAGTGTGAAAATGTGCAATGTAGTCGGTCTCTTCCAGGGGATCTCCCTCGTTGATTAACATGCCACGGTCTTTTATAAGAGTGTTTTGCAGTTTTTCAGCAAGCTTTTGCTGCGCATCACTATAGCTACGTTTAATGTCAGGATTATCAAATTTAAAGGCTCTGAGTTTAACGGTCTTTGTCATTTTTAAGGTGTTTTATTGTTGTTTATATTGTTCTTAATATCGGTTACTATAGATAAGAATAAGCTGGTTTGGTAAGCTCAGTAAGAGAAAATACAACAATGCTTTTGCTTCTTTTGTGTATTATTCAACATCAGAAATGCTTATAACTGTGCCCAGGCTGTCAAGTGTAAAGATTTGGTTGTAGATCTGTGTTGCACCATATTGATTCTTTGCACGGTACTTATGACGTACTATGAACCATTTGGTGTGTGGGTTCTGTGATACTGGACTCCATTCAACACCATCATAGCTTTCAGGATCATTCAGATTCTTTTTTAAGAACTGTTTTACCTGGCGTACTGAAGCATCTAATACATCATTGTGAACAACGGCTACAGGTTCTTTCTTCTCTTGTGGCTCTGGGGAGTCGCTAAATGCACCTGCAATTAATACTGATACTACGATTAAGCCAATAACCGCTAATATAGTAAGATTAAGCTTTGCCTTTTTCTTTTCTTGTGGAGTCCTCTCACTCCATTTCTTTTTCTCTTTCATATAATATAAACTTAAGTTATTAGACGTATTATAATTGAATATAGTTATGCGTCAATCTCCCAATCTTTGTAGCCCTTTGCTCGCAGTTCTTCAAGGCGTTTTGTATAGGCTACAATATCATGAACTAACGGAGCCATTCTAAATCTTTTATAAAGCTGTTGCTTCTCATCATCTGTGAGTATGATGGGATTATCAGGATGTAGCTTGTTCCAATAGTTCTCAATAAAGAACACTGCATTACGTCGTGCTCTGGTATATTCTTTCAAGAACTCATCAAGTTCGGTCTTCTCTGGGTCAAACATATATTATTTTTTAAATGAATCTACTTACGTTACCAAGCACCTCGAAGATACGGAGGATACGTGAATTGTCGTATTCCTGCTCGTCGTAGTTATCCTCGTTGATAGGTACATAGCGCATCCTATCTGGATTATTGGATTTACGAAGTATCTTAACGGTACGTATGGTGTCAAGTACGACAGCATATATCTCGCCATATTGCACGTCCTCAAGTCTACATTCCTTAATTGCAATGATATCTCCGTGATTAATCCTGGGCTCCATAGAATGTCCTGTGATATTCACCCAGCTAACTCCCTGCTTATTGAACGGTTTGAAGTCAATGTTGTATTCAGGGTTGATAGTCTGATCGTTAAATGTGAGGTCGAAGCCTCCGAGGAAGTCCACATCATAGTAAGGTGCGCCTTTATTAGGGGATTCTGAGCGGACTGGTTCTACCGCCATAGCTTCCTGCAATGCTATTTTGAGCATGCCTCCCTTGCCTGTTAAGAGCCATTCCGCAGAGTATTGGGGATAATTTTCAACAAGAGATTCTATCCATTTAGCTTGTATGTCTGTACCCTTAGCTATAGCACGTGATAAGACACCTTTACTGGCACCTATTTTCTTCTCCAAAGCACCGATAGTTATCCCCTCATGCTTGGATAATTCCTCTATTCTTGATAAAATTTTACACATAAAACGAAAATTATCACCCAAAAAGTTTGGATGGTTGAAAATTATCACTATCTTTGCAGTGTGTTTAAGATATAAACAGCGTCCAAAGATACAAAAAAGGGACGTGATTTGCAAATATTAGATATATAAATGATATGGAGAAGAAGATTTATGTAAGTGAAAAGAACAAGGCGCACCTGCGTAAAGTGTTTGACTGTTCGACCATGATGGTATGGAAGGCTCTGAACTTCAAGAGTGACAGCGAGCTTGCAAGGAAAATTCGCTTTACAGCACTAACACAGCTGAATGGAACTCCTAATTGGAAGCAGGCTGACGTTGAGACTACTCACGAAGAAGCTGAACAGACAATGACACAGACCTTCGGTGAACGAGTGAAGATAGTTGTTGATCGCAAGGATGGCAGCGTGAGTGTCTTTGTTGATGGAATTGTGACACGTCGAGAGCAAGATATGAACATACCTGCCTTCATGGAGTTGCAGAGTGCGGTTGAATTGATGGCTATGAGCTTATAACTATATTTGGGATGGAATACTTCAACAAGATATTGTGCGTAACCTACGCGGAACTGACTGGAGGTAGTGATGCAGTTATTAAAGCTGCTACATTACGTCAGAACATGAGCCGTGGAAATATTGTCAGCGTACACCGTGGAGGTGGCGAGGGCGGTCAGGCACTTTACGCATGGAGTTCCATTCCTCAGAAATACAAGGCTCGGTATATGGAACGATATGGTGATCCAGAGCAACGAATGAAGGAAGCAATGATGCGTGACCGCATACGGCTTGACAGCGAGGCGCGTGAGTTCTTTGAAAACTTCACCTACGAGAAGAACGGCAAGCAGGAACATCTTACAGAGAAGCTCATTGAAGAGTACACCATTAATGCGAGTGTTCTGAAAGAGCTGTTGAAGATGATGGCACAGCGTAGAGCAATTCGTCAGAGTTTGAACGGCAGCACTGCAGGAGCTTGGGAGGTAATCTATCAGAGTTCTGAAGCTATGCGTGAAGAGTATCAGCACACTCTTCCACAGAATGAAGCACGACTGAAGGCAAAGATTAAGGCTTTCAAGGCAGATGGTTACAAGAGCCTTATCAGCGGTAAGGTTGGAAACAAGAACACGCAGAAGATTACTGACGAGTTCGGACAGCTACTCATCGCACTGAAGCGTTGCAGGGTTCCTGTCTACACCGATGCACAGCTCTTTGAAGAGGCAAACCGCCAGGCAGAAGCAAACGGCTGGAAGCCACTGAAGAGCCTTAGCGGTATGAAACGATGGCTGAACAGTGCTGCGATAATGCCACTATGGTACGATGCTGTGCATGGTGAGCAGGCAGCACGACAGAAGTTCGGACGTAAGCATCGCACGGCACTGCCAACGAAACGTGATGCGCTGTGGTATGGTGACGGCACGAAGCTTAACCTCTACTACCAGGACGAGAACGGCAAGGTGCGCACCACGCAGGTCTATGTAGTCATTGATGCGATGAGTGAGGTGATGCTTGGTTGGCATATCAGCGATACAGAGGACTACGAAGCACAATACCACGCATATCGCATGGCAATTCAGACCAGTAAGCACAAGCCTTACGAGATTGTTCATGACAACCAAGGCGGACATAAGAAACTGGATGCCGACGGACTGTTTAAGAAGCTTTGCCACGTGCACCGCACCACGCAGCCTTATAACGGTGAATCAAAGACCATTGAGGCGGTGTTCGGTCGGTTCCAACAACAAGTGCTGCATAAGGATTGGCGTTTCACAGGTCAGAACATTACGGCAAAGAAGATGTCGAGCATGCCGAACCTTGAATTTATTGAGGAAAACAAGGACTCACTCTATACGCTTGAGGAACTGAAAGATGCTTACGCAAAGGCTACTAAGGAGTGGAATGAAATGCAACACCCTGCATACGGCAAGAGCCGGCAGGAAGCTTACGACAATAGCGTGAATGAGGAAACGCAGCAGGTTACGGCACACGACATGGTGGATATGTTCTGGGTAACGGCTAAGCGTATGAGTACCTTCACCGACCAGGGTATCAGTGTTACCATTAAGAAGGAGAAGCGACAATACGAGGTGATGAGCCTGCCGGGCGTACCAGACCACGAGTGGCGAAGACAGCACACTTACGAGCGGTTCGTTATTAAGTATGATCCTTACGACTTCGGAAGTATCCGACTCTATAAGAAAGAGGCTGACGGATGTCTGCGATTTGAACGAGTAGCAGAACCTTATGTTGTTATCCATCGTGCGATACAAGAGCAGACAGAAGGCGAGGCTGCATTCATCAGACAAGAACAGGCAGCTAATACCACTGACCGCATTGAGCGTACCGTTGCTGGACGTGAGATTGAAAAGGCTCACGGCGTAATGCCAGAACAGCACGGATTACGTAGTCCAAAGCCTAAGGGAATGACAGCAGCCGAGCGCAGACAGATTGAACGTCGTACAGGCATCTATAGCAAAGAGCCTGAAGAGTATAAGATAGGACGGAAGACGAAGCAGGTAAGCCTTGAGGACTGGGCAGAGGTTGAGACGGCTGTGGTTGATATGGCAGCAACGGCAGGAAAGCTATAAAGAAACCGATGATAAGTCATTCACTTACGCATCAAAAGTGGGTCACTTATACATCAAAAGTGGGCCACTTATGCACTGAAAGTGATAAGGTAATTATAAGCAGCGAGGCAATGCCTCACTGAACAAGAACAATTAATAAAAAGAACAACAATATGAAACTAACAAAGAACGAAAAAGGACAGATACAGGAGAGCTTGAAACAATATGTCAGCAAGTATCCAAGTCAGAACAAGGCTGCGCAGAGCCTTACAGGAACAAGTAGCGCAACAGTGAGTAGTATCTTGCAGGGCAAGTGGGAGAATATCAGCGACGATATGTGGCGCAACCTTGCATCGCAGTTAGGAACTACTACTGGTACAGACTGGCAAGTAGTTGAAACAAAAGCCTATCAGGAAATGGTGTTCGCTATGAACGATGCTCAGACAGTCAAGAACGTTACGTGGGTAGTTGGTGAAGCAGGCTGCGGAAAGACAACTACAGCTAAGCTGTATGCAAGTGAGCATGGCGAGGTGTTCTATATTCTCTGTTCAGAAGATATGAAGAAGAGCGATTTTATTCGTGAGATTGCACGCCGTATCGGTCAGCGTACAGAAGGTTACAGCATTAGAGAGCTGCTCGACAGAATCATTGACGATCTCATTCAGATGAAAGCACCGCTGCTTCTTTTTGACGAGGCGGACAAGTTGCCCGAGCGTGTATTTCACTACTTCATTGACTTGTACAACCGTTTGGAGGATAAGTGTGGTATCGTCTTCTTCTCTACAAGCTATATCAAGCGTCGTATGACAATGGGGCTGCGTTACAACAAGTGTGGATACAACGAGATACATTCACGTATCGGTCGTAAATTCTTTGAGCTTGAACGTACAGGTGCTCACGATGTCTATACTGTCTGTGTTGCGAATGGCATAACTGACAAGGCACACATATCAGAAGTGGTGAGAGATTCAGAAGAATTTGAGTTTGACCTAAGACGTGTGAAGAAGAGTATTCATAGAGTGAAGTTAATGGCTAAAGCCTCTCCCAGCCCCTCCGAAGGGAAGGGAGCTCAAACAGTGGTAAAACAGTGTTTGAGTACCAAACAAAATTCAAACCATAAAGCTAAAGGTAATGAATAGAGCAATGTCAGTAACCGATATGCTGCGCATGAAGAAAGAAACCTATCCATTTGAAGGAGACTGGGCGGAGGCCTTCGGAGCACCAGAACGAGGCGGTGTATGGTTCATCTGGGGACGAAGCGGAAGCGGTAAGACCAGCTTTACGATGAAGCTCTGTAAAGAGTTGGCAAAGTACGGAAAGATTGCTTATAACTCCTTAGAGGAGGGTTTCTCACTAACAATGAAGAATGCAATTATGAAAGCAGGTATGCAAGATGTTGCACGGCGGTTTATCCTCATCAGTGAGAGTATGGAAGATCTTGATGCACGTCTTAAGAAGCGTAAAAGCCCCGACATAGTGGTCATTGATAGTTTCCAGTACACACAGATGAGCTTTAAGGAGTATCAGGAATTCAAGGCTCGACATCGTGATAAGCTGCTCATTTTTATCAGTCAGGCAGACGGCAATAAGCCTTCAGGTCGCACGGCAGTAAGCGTTATGTTTGATGCAGCACTGAAGATATGGGTGGAAGGTTACAGAGCAATCAGCAAGGGACGCTATTTTGGCAATCTTGGCTATTACACGATATGGAAAGAGCA